AGTTCTGTTAGTATAATTTTTATCCTATAATAATTATCAACTAAACCTTCATTAGTTATAGTAAGTGTAGGATCAGTTCCTATACTTGTATAAGAAATTCCTGTTGTTTCATTATATACTACAAGAGAATCTATAGTAGGTGTTACATAAACACTAGCATTAAGATATATATAGAAACCTACATCTGTAGAGCCAGGCACAAACAAATCACAACAAATACTATTTATTCTTATAGAACTCATCCGCATTTACAATTTGCACAATTCCCAGAAATAGCATAATTTCTAATCAATCTATCTATACCATCTTGTAAAGTAGCTACTTGTGTACTTTTATATAAACATTCAGACTTAGTAGGATCATAGTAATAAAGCACTACTAAGAGTGCTTCAAGATTTCTGAATAATTGATATATATCTTTATTTACATCACATTTATCCGCACAATCTCTTAGAATCTTTTCTGCTAGATTCTTAAGTATACATTCATAATATTCTACAGTTCCTGCTGTCATTGGGTGTTTTTTGGTAAAAAGGGTCCATTTATTGAAAATTCAATACCAAGGAACCCTTTAAGTTACAAAAATATAATGAGGGAGATCTGAAACCTCCCTCATTAAATATTAACATCCCAACTCTTAAAAAGCAGCCGTAATAGAAGCAGCATTCAAGGCTCCTACTGCAAAAATTACTTTTTCTGGAGAAGCTACTTGACCAATTGTATTAGCTGAATCATGAACATCATTATATATAACATTAACAATATCATAACCAACTCCTGCAACTGCAAGTTTACTAGCAACTGTTCTTGGAAAAGGAATTCTATAAATACCGAATTTTCTAGAATATCCATCTGCATATCCTTCTAAATTCATTACTTGTTCTCCTAAACCTTCTTCATAAATAATAGTTGAAGAATCTCCAGTGCCATCATCTGTAATTGTACCATTACATTCAAATCCACAAGTTAATCCAATGTAGTAATCGTTATTAGCGAAATCTTTAACCATTGGATTAGGACCACAACCATCGAAGAATTCTCCTAACTCCCCAACAAATCTTACTCTTACATTAGTACAAAGAAGACCAGTTGCAAAATCAGCCTCTGTAATAGGAACAAATGTTCCTGGTACTGCAGTGTCGTGTTCAGGAAAAGCTGTTACAAGATTATCTGGATCATCATTTACAGCCTTGGCAATACCGTAAGCTAACTCAGCACAATCTCCATCAGGACAAGCACAATCATCGCCGCAGCATGATGTGGTATATGTGTAAGTTTTAACCAGGTCTTGATAACCGTAAGTTTGTTTGATCACTTCTGATTCATAACGAATCTTAATGCAATATTCAGTATCACAATCAGCTGTAAATCCATCTAAGATGGCAACTTTAGCAGACGAACAAACAAAAGTAGCGTTATCTACTGTAGTAACATTATTAGCATCAATGATCTTTGTTCTCCTAAGTGTATGCTGAATTCCTCCAGGAATAGCTGCATTAGTAGTTGTAGTAGTATCTGCTGTTTTAACTGCAGCATAAAAATTTATACCTACTAAAGCATTTGGAACTCCTGTGATAGTTATAATATCATTAGCTGTTCCCACACCTGCAGAATCATCTGCTCTAAAAAATGCTATAGATCCTACTGGAGCTAGTACTAAATTAGGTGCAGCTCCTGATACAAAGTTATCAAGATCTGTCATAATACCACCACTGGCGATTAACGCCGTTGCTAACGGTGCAATCCTGTTTCCCGCTGCAGGAGCGATACATGCTAATGCTGGTGCACCTGCCGTTCCTATTGTTGGGATTACTGAAAATACTCTTTTTTCTGCCATAATTGAAAATTTTTAATTTTATTCGTGAATACTTGTCTTTAATGCTCTTACTTGATATCCTGGGTGATCAATATCACCTGCCGCAATTTGTACTGCTATATCTACCACCTCTTCGTGAGTAGATAACGGTAATTCCGAATCTATATTCGGTAATCCAATAGCAGTTCCATCGGGCATATTATATTGATTTCCTGGTACGCCACCAGGAAAAGCTACCCTGGTAGGCATTCTCAAATAGTCTAAGTTGATAGTAGTTATAACAAACGTACCATCTGTATAAGCATAAACCTCATTCAGATCGTATGCAGGTGGACCAGCACCAACTTGTGTTCCAAAAACCATAGGTACTTCACCCCAAGAATAACTCGGAGAGTAAAAAGGGTCAGATAAAACACTACTTAAGTCATCGTGTTGAACTTGTATTGCAGTTAATCGTTTACTTGGACACACTGGTTCTTCTATACTACTTTGGGCATTTACTGTTGCCCTTATTAAAAAAGCATAGTCCACAGGTATCTGAGATATCCACATATTAGGATCAGTTCCAGAAACAGAAGCAGGAAGGAATACATCCTTCACCACCAAGTTTCTTAGATCATCAATCCTCTTTTGTGAGACTTCAAAGCCCATCCGCTTCTGATTACTTATTCCATACCTCTGCTTTAAGAACAAAATTTGTGCTTCGTTCAACAACCAATCTATTTCAGGTATCTGAAAGTTTGGAAAGTCTGAACTATCAACCTTATTAAGTTTAATCTTAAAGTCCCAGTGCATGTCTTCAATAGTCATTAGTTCCTAGCTTCTAAGTCATCTTTTAACTTTAACAAAAGTTCTTGATTTTTTGGATTCATTAGATTATAGACAGCATCGTCATAGTCGAAACCAACCTGTTGGTCGTTATACAAAACAGATGTTCCTTTCCTTCTGAAGATACCTTTGTTTTCCAAATCAAAGAATAAAGCTCTAGTCTTTAATTCTTCTGGCTTCATTGTAGCCTGTTTGATAAACTTATCAGTATCATCTTCAAGAATCTCATATAGTTTTGTATAAGCAAACTTCTCAGAAACATTGGTTGCTCCTTTTCCGAATACTTTCAATAAATCTACTTTCTTCTCAGGACTGAGACTACTAAAGATTTCCACAGCACGAGCTTTAAGCTCAATTTTTGTTGCTTCTCTCTCTAGTTCCTCAACCTCATCATGTATTACGTAACGAGCTTGGGGCCAAAGCCCTTGATCCAATTCCTTTATAGAATTGGCTATGAACTTACTCGCTTTCATAAACTTTACTTGTAATTCCTCAAGAGGAATAGTAGTATTAAACACAGTAGTCTTATCTTCTAGAATAAGTTTAAAGTTCTGCCAGTACTCATTAGTAGTATGATTCTTAAGATCATGTCCTATGACACCACCTAGTCGTTTCACATCTCCTTCATCAAGTCCTGTATCAAACCCTCCCTTATTCTGACTATAAATAGCCTGATAAACGTCATGAGTCCCTTGAAATTTGGCTCGACCCATTTTATGTAGGCCGTGCCATCTCTCTTTTATGATTGGTTTTACGTATATTAAATGTCCTTCTTTTTCCACTTTAAAAAGTTTTTAATTAATAAATTAAGGATTAGTACCCAATATCAATTCACCGCAACGAGTTACGTCATCAATTTGAATTCCGCATTGATCATGAACTATCATTGTATAACTATCCTTAGAATTACTCATCAATCCTCCTTTATTAGATCCGTAAGGTGTTTGAAGACCTGAAACGTAACCTAATTTATATCCAGCTTTCTTATGAACATACTTGATGTTACCTAAGCTTCCTGGACCGCCAAAATCTAAAAAGGTAAACCTCATAGACTCAACAGGAACTTGAAGATTCGGATCCATTAAGTGGTTGATCTCTCTATCATCATACACTGGATTGTGTCGAAGAGTAAGAGTAATACCATTCGGTCCATTGTATTTTACATACTGACCACCAAACGCTAAGTTATTAGCTGAAGGTCCAGTTGCACTTTGAATGAACTTAGTATCAACAACCAAGAAAGGAGAAGACGCATTAACCATAGCTTGGTGGAATGCTAACATTCCGTACTCACCAGTATATGCTACGATGTTTCTGTTCTTCATATCAACTCTTCCGAAGAAGATGTCAAGTAGATATTCTCGGATTAATTTCTCAGTAAGAGTATTATATACATGTACGTGAGAATCTTCCAACAATTCTTGTACACCAGGACCAGTCCTAACGGGACGGCCATTGGCTCCAGGAAGAGTGTTATTCATTCTACCATACCATAATCCTCTTTCGATTTCTTTATGCCATTGGATCCAGTATTCACCTTCAGCATATTTCAACCATTTATAATCTTTATATACTTTACCGTTTGCATCCATTAAGGCTACAACTAAGGCTTGATTAGCAGCATCTCCTGTAACTGAATACTCCTTTCTATAAGTAGAAAGTTGTGAAGCCAGTTTCATTGGCAATGCATAGCTAGTAGAACCTGATTGGTCACCACCTTCTTCATAGACAGAATAAAACTTACTCCATTGAACTCCAATTCCAGAGAATTGTGCTCCTAATGTAGCTGTTTGATCATCTGTTAATAGACGTACAGTATAAGTATAACCATTACCATCTGCAATAGGAGAAGTTTGTACTCTAACTAGAGTTCTTTTGTCTCCTGGAGAGATAACATCACCTGGTTTGAACCAATCTTCATCCAATTTAATGGTAATCTCTGTACCAGCTAAACCATCACCTATAGGTGCAGCTAACTGAATTAAAGGTCTTGAAGACCCTCCCATTAATTCCCATTCCCAATCGAATGATTCGATTTCTGAAGTTCTTCCCATGCCTTTAGTCATAGCTGTTAACGGATTGTCAGCCACCCTAGATGCAGTAAAGATTCTTGTTAGAACTTTATCGAACTTATGAGGTTCTGCCAAAAAAGCAGCTCCCAGGTGATTGCTTTCCGTAAAGTTCGCATGCCAAGGTCTTGTTAAGACTGCTAATTTACTTTGTGCTCTCATAATAAAATTGTTTAAATTAAAAAATTGTTAAAAAATCAAATGTCCCATGTTGCGGAGGTTCTCCCCGTCGTACCAGGTCTCTTATTACCACCAACTTTCGCCATAGTATCAGTCATGTCTTTTTTATTTTGAAGAGTTTGTCTAAGTTTAGAAGTGTAATCTGTTTTAGATTGTTTCTTAACCCCCTCCAGATCATAATTAGTCATGCGTAAATAAGCTTTTAAAATAAAGTCTTCTACATTTTGAGAAGCATTCATTTCATCAGCTTGGAATTGAGAAACATACTGAGCACCATTTGCACCATCTATTTTTACATTGGCATTGGTCATGTAGCTTAACAATTCTTTTTTACGTTTCCTGGACAAAGGAAATCCTTTTATAGTTTCAGAACCACTTATGGTTTCAGTGATTTGACCTAAAACTTCCTTCCTTTGTTGCTCCCTCGCTTGAGAGTCTCTTTGGGTTTTATCCGCTAATGCTCTTTTTTGATCTTCGTGATAATTTTCTAATCTAGCTTTAGCTTTAGTAGCTTGCTTCTCTAGTTTTCCTAAATCCTCATAGTCATTCAGTGTTTCTTCTACTTCTTCTGCACTGTCTCCTCTAAGTTTTAAGAACTCCTTTAAAACTGCTCTCTGATTTTGGAAGTTATCTCCGCTAATATCCAAAGAACTAATATCTGGAGTATCATATGCGGTAACAAAATCCGTAATATTTCCGCCATTCATTATATGACGAAGTAAATCCTTACCCTCTGTGGGTAAGCCTTTTTGGAAAAGATCAATCTCTTCCTTTATCCTCTGTTCAATGGTTCCATCTACTGCATCTACTAATCCTTGTTCAGAAGATTCAAACTCTTCTTCATTTAGATCTATTACCCCTTTCTCGGCTAACATTTTTGCAAATACAGAAAATTCATTCTCACCAGTGTCAGTGGGTGTTTTTGTATCATTTTCTATTATCTCATCTATACCTTCCTTCTCATTGGATTCTTCTATTTCCTTTTTCATCCCTTCACTCCCAGTACGAATATTTTCTGGGTCTTCTTCCTTAGCTAGGTCTTTTTTAGATTTTTCTTTCCAATCCTTTTTCCTTTTTTCTTCCTCTATTGCTTCAGGTTCCTCTAAATCAAGATCTAAAGCAGTTTCCCCTAAAGGTTCTTCTTTTATATCAGGTTCAGGTAAATCTAATCCCTTAAGAACAGGATCATTATCGCCTTCTTTATTTAAATCAAAGGCTTCTTCAAAGGTAGGTTCGTCGATATCCCATAAGGTATCTAGATCCTTTTGATTGGTTTTTGGTTCTACGTTTTTAACATCATCCATAGTACTATATTTACAAATTTATAATAATTAAATAATAATTCATAACAAACTCTGTTATGAAAACAAAATACATCTTCTTATCTATAGCGAAATATAGGTTACTGCCTAACCCATTGTCTATCTCTATAGCTAGTTCCTGGCTCTTTCCATTCATTACTTACAAAGTATCCAGGAACATCATAATTCTCTACATCCCTAGAGAGTTCCGCTTCATCTATTCCCCATCCTTTTCTCCATAAAGTAAAGCCTTTTATCTGATCTTTACTTAATTCCGTTAATTTTTTCTTCTGTCTAGGAATTATCTCTTCAACAGCTTGCTCTTCTGTTCTAGTAGGAGTTTTTATTATTTCTTCTTCTTCTATAATAGCCTCTCCCCCTTCAGCATATAGATCAGGCTCTCTAGGCATTTCTTGTCTTGTACTAACAGGTTTTTCTGTATTATAAGGTATAAAAGTATTTACCTGTTTTTCTTTAAGCATTTTTGTAATTCTCAATCGCTCTTCTGGAGTTAAAGCTTTAGGAGAATTCTTATAACCTTCCCTAAATTTTTCTAAATAGGTTCCTAAAGTCATATTCTTTCCTCCAGGTACTTGTTTTAGTAATTGTTTTTGACTTGATTCCCCTGTTCTTACCTGTTTTAGGTATTCTCTCATATTACCATGCCCTGCAAAATGCTCTAAAGCCATTATATCTGCGTAAGTCCAATCTGCAGGAAGTACCCCCGTCTTACTCCAATCTTTTCCTTCTTCGACTCCTGAAGTTAAGTTTGTTCCTCCAGGTCCATATTGTTTTATTATAGATTCTGCCATAAAGGGGTATCTTTTATTCTTTCCTTTTGTGAGTTTATAGTCCATTAGCTTTTCGTGCCACTCTTTATTACCTATAAAATCATTAAACTCTCCCTTAAATCCTATATCTTTTAGTGTTTGATTTACTCCTTTAGTCGTATTTTCACCATATATGAATTGATATGGTCCCACAGCAGTAGATCTATACCTTCCATTGAGTAATCCTAAAGGATTTCCCGCTCCTTTGGGCCTTAAACTATAATTAAAACTATCTCCTGCCGCTTCAGGAGCTACTAAACCTGCTCTAAACTTCCTTGTATCGAATTCTCTATCTTCTACATTAAAGATTTGTTCTTCTGTCTCTTTTACTTCTTTAATATCTCCTCCTTCTTCGTATTTATTAGTATTTTCTTCTTCCCCTCCCATAACTTCAGAAGCACCTAGAGTTACCCCTGCTCCTCCTAACATTTTATTAAA